CTGCGATTGTGCTCATAGTTTCATCCTGTCAATCAATACTCGACACTGTCCCGATGACAAAGTTTCCACAACTACATCGTCTACGCCGAGAGTCTTGTGAATGAACTCAAGCAGCTGGAAGTCATCCCATGCTTTACCGCGCGCAAGCGACTTCAAGAAGCCAATCTGCTTAGGTGTAGCACCGCCAAAGGTGTCAGGTGCAAGCGTGCTATTGACGCGGTTTACTTTCTCCATCTCGGTCACTGATGCGCGCTCTCCAGTGTGTCCCAGTGGGCCGTTACTGATTGCGCGTCCAATGGCAGATGTTTCGCAGTTTTCTAGAAACGATGTTTTGTTTACTGGACTATTTCCCATGACTTCTTCTGCCCAGCCTTGCGAGATCATGCGTCCATCGTTATCAAAGCATTCGCATCGAAAGATCACCGTAGAAGCGTCGTAGTGCATCATGGTCGTTATGACTTGTCCGTGTGGGTAGGCAGTCCAGAAGCGTTCTAGACGCTTGGCAACGGTCTCATATAGCGATAGGTCAAAGTGTGCCATTAGCGCGCCTTCCATACGATCGCCATGTTGCCCGCGATAGTTGGACGCTCTAGCTCTGTGGCGTAGACAAACTTGTCTTTGACCAAGGATCCTCGAGTCGGTCGTACCGTGTTCCCAGAGATGCCCAATGCGCGCTCAATTTCTTCATCGGTTGCGCCGCCTGTCTGTTTTAAGTATTCGTAGACCTTGCGACGCTTTGAGCCGGACTTTGGTAATGCGTTTAGAGCTGCACTTACAGAAGTGGGTTTTGCGCTGGGCGAGATGATGACAGTGTTTCGGTCTATTGCACATTCTTCACGGTATGCGCCAAGTCCGCGTGTAGGTGCGAAGAGCTGTAGGTCGTTCATGCGCTGTAAGCCCTGATGCAGTTAATCGCCGCACGAATCACACTTGCATTGAATCGATTCTGTTCGCCACCGATCGTCATGTGTGCATCGTAAATAATTGTGAGTTCGTCTAAAAGTATTTCGTGATCGTCCAGACGATCTATCGGACGCGCTACATGATGCGGGCGCACAATGTCATCTAAGAACTCTTTAAATACTTTGTTGTATTTGTCGGAATAGTTTTCGGGATACATCTGTCGGGTCTCCTCTGTAATACCAATTTCGGGATAGGGCTCTTCGGTCACTTCGGAAGGTTCCAAGGTTTCCATTTAGAATTATGCCACACTGCGAGACCTGCGATCAGGTTTATTTTCGGTTCTAATAATTGGTTGCATGTTGTCAAGATCCCTTTCGCTTGTAACCAGCCTTGAGGCCAGTATGCCGAAGGGGTGCACCAGAATCCATTGATCTGCATCAGACCATAAGAGCCGCCATTCGTGTCTCGAGGATTGAATGCGGTACTCACGCAATTTGACTCACGCTTAAGAACGCGCATCAAAGTCGGTGTCTCGGTTGAAGGCCATCCCACACTCAACGCAAGATCTAGAGCTCCAGCGCAAGCGGTAGCCGGGGTAGTAACGGGGGGTGTAACTACGACTGGCAGTGTGCCAAGTGGAATCGTTGCATAGGCGGTCTCGGCACTGACTCTGGACATGCTCTCAGGCGGCTTAGAAGCGTCCCAGAGAAACACAAAAGGGCAAAGGCCTATAGTTACCCATGCAAAGATTTTGATCGTTAAATAGCTCATTTTTCAAACCTCAATTCTGTAGGGACGCCCCAGCTGTCGCCCGCCAAGGTGCGGAAGGCGATCTGTGCGCGAATGATTGTGTGTGTGTCTTCGTGTCGAAAGATCTGGACAAGGATCTCTTGTCCGTTGTCAAGGTTGCATCGCCCTACTTCGTAGATGAAGACTTTGGGCTCGGTCATAATTTCACTCCTATCGTCGGTAGAACGACCATAGAGGATCGGTGCGCGCTATTGGGGGATTTCGGCGAACACTTTCTGAAAGGCTTGTTTGACAAGGGCTGCGGAGTCCGCCATAGCGGGCGAGATCTCATAGTGGAGCCAATCGCCCGGCACGCCGTGAATAGTTTCTTTAGTGTATTTTTGCCACTTTTGTCGGTCGCATCTCCAGCCGCGTCCGAATGGGGCGATGTAATCAAGTACGCATTCAAGGCCGAGCGCGTTCGCATTAGCGGTCACAATGTCTAGAAAAGCGACTGATCCTTTGCGACTAGCGTTCGGATGTTGTTCGGACTTGCGGTATGAAAGATCCACTGCGCGCCCTGTGGCATGCACACTTAACGACTCGGAGCCCCTCATATTTCTTACGCCGTAGCTTCCATTATTCCAGAAGGCTCCGTTGCCGAAGCGGATCGCTTGTCTAATCCATTCGTCCATTCCCTGCCGAGGTGCAGGTGCAGCTCCGTCGGAGTTGCCTGTGTACGGTCTGAAGTTTGGAATGTTAGGGAGTGCTGGGACTACTGGCATCGGCAGGCTTTCGTTTAAGTCCGTTAGCGGCAACAAGTCCAGAAAGTGTTCCGGTCATAAAGACTGTCAGCGTTGAAAGTAAAGATATGAAGTCTGCGTCGTTCGGCGATTGCTCAAGCGGCTGGGTAACAAATAAAAGTCCGAAAGTAAAACCTATGACGGTCAGCGCAAAAGTCACCGCAATAGTGCATCCAATAAAGACGATCATTCGCGCATGTAAGACTTCTATTTCTGCTCTGTCTCTAGCCATTAGCGGTCTCGCATCTGTCAGCTACTCGACATTCAACTACAAGCGCACTATTGCGAACTTTGATCGGAGCGTTTATGCGTGTCGTACTGCAAGCCATCGGGACGAGTGCAAGCATGACGCTAAGCTTTAACAACCGTAGGCGGTACAAAGTCTGTGCCGTTCCATGTGTAACCTATACCTGCGTAACATCCGCGGAAGTTGCCGTTGTAACTTGTTTGCAACCATTCGCCTGTGTAGCCAAGTGATGCAATAAACGCTTGGCCTACTGGCTCGCTGTCTGGGAAAGGTAGATTGTCGCAATCATCATTTGCAATAACGATCACTTGCTCGACAATGGTGTTTGATACTTGTGCAAAGTTTGCCATGTTTAAACCTTAAACCTTATGTAAACAATTCCTGAACCACCGTTGCCGCCTGTTGCGCCGGTGTTTGCACCGCCGCCGCCCGATGCGGTATTTGCCGCCGCGTTGTTGCCAACGGTTGTGCCAGTCGTTCCCGCGCCGCCAACTGATGAGCCACCTGCGCCGCCTGCCGTCGTTCCACCAGCGCCGCCGCCACCAGCCTTGTAAAGCGCGCTACCAGAAATAAAAGCGCTGACATCGTAACCAGCACCACCAGCACCACCGACCGTTGTAACGCCGTTTGCGCCTACTGCCGTTGCGCCGCCGCCGCCACCACCACTATTAGCCGCACCGTTCCCGCCGGCGAAACCTGAAATACTTGGTGCCATAGACGCCGAACCAGTTTGATAATAGTTTGAGCCGCCACCACCCGAGCCGCCCGGACTCGACGGGTTATAACCAATGTTGTCATAAGATGCCGCGAAACCGCCGCCAGCAACACTCAACGCGCGCGCGGTGTTGTCAATACTTGACGATGAACCAGCACTAGGAACGCCTGCGCCACCAGCGCCACCGCTGCCAACTTGAATTGTTGTATTGGCTGACAAATAAATTGTTTGTTGTAATACTCCACCCGCGCCACCACCGCCTGAAATATCGTGACCCGCGCCGCCGCCGCCACTAAAAATTAGCGCGTCAAAAAGACCCGATTTTGTAACAGTCAATGTTCCCGATGCCGTAAAAGTGAGCAGCGTGTAATTTATGCCGCCAACGGTAATGCTCGAACTTGATCCACCTGTTGCCGCGCCGTAAGTTGCACCGCCACCGCTAAAAAAAATTGCAGCACTAGCACTAGTGAAATAAAGCGTGCCACCCCCCCATTGTGCCAACGCCAACGAACCAGCAGTAGTCACGGTTGCAGTACCAGCGGTTACTGTGCAAGTACCTGCACCAATGTTCTGAATCCAGACTGTGTCTCCAGCTGCAAAAAGCGAAGTATTAACAGTGATCGTCGTAGCTCCTGCCGCGTTCATTGTGACTCGAGTTCCCTTATCGGCTGCAACTAAGACATAACTTGTTGTTTTTGTTGAGACGGTCTGGTTGTAGTCGTTCGCCTGTAAAGCGTTCATTTGTGCCGCAGTCAGGACTTGTGCAGCGGTGAAAGTCTGAATAGCCATGTGATTATCCTAGGACATTGTTTGTGTCAAGTGTGCCATAGGTGATGTCGTCCAAAATGAGCTCATAGACGATCGTTGTTGGCGCGGTGTAATAGGTAACTGCATGCCCGGACGACAAAGTAAGCCTGTGTTCAAGTCCTTCAATGGTGAGATCTTGTGCAAATTGGCTGGGGCCTGCGGATGTCGTTATTGACTTTTGGACATTGATCAAGTCGCCTACATCCAATAAGGCAAGTGTTTCTTGATCGGCTGTGGATAGTCCGGGGAACTCTGTGCCTAGGAAGTTGAAGCGCGCTTCGGGATCTGGACTGATGAGGTATTCGGCAAGTGTGAGAGCTGCGGCGTCATTGTGTAGAAGCGAGTCTGTAATGGACTTTGTCTGCACAAGATAGGCGGCTTGGCTGACTAGGTCTTCGGCGACCTGTGGCGATGTCGCTCCAGCGTGTTGAATGGATGCCCGATTGACTACTGTGTCCGCTTGGAATGAAATGTCTATAGCCGAATAGCCGATGTTTGTGTCGTCATCGTGGAACTCGGCGACAGGGACGCCTAGCGTTGTTCCTAGACGCTTCTGGAATGTGATCGTGCCTTCTCGATCCACGAAGATTCTGCCCTGCTCGGCTTCATTAATTTTGTTGGCGTACCCTGCGACCGAGGTGCCGTTGGCAACTGTGTAGGCAGCTGCACCGCCAAGGGTCGCCACGCCTGTCTCAATGCTCCGTGTGCCCGTGTAAGCAACTTCTGGCAGATCTAGCAGGTCATTAAAACGCACGCTTGAGAGCTGCTCTGTGACATTCCATTCAGCAAGAAAGGTCTGTCCAAGCTGGTAGGAGAAGTCCGCGCAATTTACGGTCACTGTGTCAAGACCGCCAAGCGTGAAGGTGTAGTCGTAGTTCACGATGTAGCCCACCCACAAATACTTCTTTACATTGAGCGAGTCATAGCGCGAGAAGCGGACTTGACGAAGCGGTGCTAGTCCGGGCTGATTGTTCGCTGGATCGTAATAAGGCGAAGTCGTGTCAAAAGGGTTAAAAACTCCGTCCGCATAAGTGTCGTTTAATGTAAAGCTCATTGTCCCATAAGCAAATTGGTCGCCTGTGTTTTGGCGTCCGCGTTTTGCTGTGAGTCCGATCGTGCCATCCATGACCGACGCATATTGACTCACACCATTCAGCACATATTCGGTGTTATTTAATTCGCCTTTGAGATCGTCATCAAGTGTGAAGGCGTCCCACATATACCCGGTATCAATCTCTAGGTCGTAGTTACCTGACCCGATTACCGCTACGCCAGCCATTAGGCGACCGCTATGTTCGCAGGGCCATTCTGCCTATTGAACGCTCGAATCGCGTTCACGACCGCAGTGCCGATCTCCGCGCTGGAGCCAAGACCGCCAGTGATATTGATCGTATAGTTACCCATTCCACCGCCGCGTCCCGATAGTGGGATGACCGCTTCAGGGCCACGCTCGCCGATCATTGCAAGCGTGGGCCCTGTCACGATTCCGCCGTCTGCCAGATAAGGGATTTCTGGTACGGAGAAGCCTTTGCCACCGATAACAGGCACCCAAGAAGGAATCTCAAAGGAAAGTTTGCCTACTGTGTTGTTCCAAAGTTTTGCAATGCCGTTAAAGAGTGACTTGTAAATGTTGAAGATTGCGCTGAAATAGGTAGTGAGTCCGTCAAAGACTGCTTTACCGCCTGCAAGCATGGCATCAAATACGGTGTCCACGATCTTTCGCACAGTCTCAAACTTGAAATAGAGCGCGGCAAGAATCGCGATGAATGCGACGATAGCCAAGATGACAAGCGTTATCGGGTTAGCAATTAAAAGCGCGTTCCAAATTGCTATTAGTCCGTTTACGATTATTTGTCCAGCTGCATAAACTTTCATAGCGGCATTGAGAGCCAAGATCGTTAGTGCGATTCCACCGATTGCGCCTGCAACGATTAGGAAAGTCTTTGTGTGTTCCTGTGCCCATGCACCAAAGGCGATCAAGTAGGGCAGCAAAGCTTCGACTACTGGGATCAGTGCCGCGCCGATTGATTCTTTAGTTTCGGCAAGTGCTATTCCAAGACGCTTCATTCCACCTTCGGCGGTGTTCGCAGCTGCTTCGGATGCTCCACCGAACGATCCGCCAAGGACATTCATTACTTCATCGAGGGACGCGCCGTCTTTTATCATTGCTTTTATGCCGGGGGAGAGTGCTCCGAGTGCTTTCATGTTTCCGCCGTATGCGGCTGCTAAGGCGTCTGACACGGATGCAAGTGATAGTCCTGATCCTGCGGAGATGTCTTGAGCAAGCGCGAGAGCTTTGTTGGCTTCTTCAATGTCTTTTGTGCCTCGAGTTAGTGCGGCAAGAGCCGGACGAAGTTCGCTGTCCGCCACGCCCGACGCCAAACTCATTTTTGTTATCATGTCCTCTTCGGCTTTGATCTGTGCGTCAGTAGCCCCAGTGACATTAGAAAGCGCAAGTGCAAGCTGTACCTGTTCGGCTTGGTCTTCCATTGCCGCTTTGGTAGCACCGACTAAGGCAATGCCTAATCCTGCGACAGCTGCCGCCGCTGGGATCGCTGCTTTCTTAATAGCAAATTGAGCCTTCTTAGACGCGCCCTCAAGCGACTGGAACTCTTTGATCGCCTTCTGTGTGCCCTTGGCATCAAACTCGGAGATAATTGGGATGTTTACTGATGCCATTACTCGACCACATTCCGATCAACTTTGTCCATGACAGTCTCCACGATTCGCCGCATCTCTGATTCGACGGTGCCTTGGTTCTTCTCCATTGCTTTCCACATTACTCTTGATCGCATGCCGTAGCGCGCCGAGAGTGCGCTGCCAAGTCTGCCGTTGGCGGCCATGTCAAAGAGTGTCCCAGTTGAGCCCGAATAGATGATGTTGAAGACGCCGACATTGCGGATCTGTCCACGAAACTCCGAGACTTTTTTAGTGTTAATCTTGGCGGAGATCTTTTGCTTGCGTCCAGCGTCCCAAGGAAGCATCTTGAAGCCCGAAGGCGTAGTCCATTTGCGACCCATGCCAGACAGTGGCACCGTGTTAGGGATTAGGGCGAGCGCGTCATTGATGACAGGTTTTGCGACATTGCGAAAGTCTTTTGCGATCTGGTTACGAAGCCCGGGTTCTACAGAGTTAAGTTTCTTGATCGCGTCTTTTAGACCGTAGATCTCGACCTTTGTGTTAAGTCCTTCAGCCATGTCACCTTTTCTTATTTTGTTTTTCTAGCACTGCGACAATGGTAGTTAGGTCTCGCGTGTCAAAAGTGTCAGAGTAAAACTGCGGAGCCCATCCTGTCGCGACTACAAGTTCAGCGAGTTGTCGCCTGTAGCCGCGTCCGTAGGGTTTACATCTGTTGCATCCTCTACGCCGATCTCGACATCTGGATTCGCTTTAAGCCATTCGCGCCAAGTAGCAGGAAGTGTCTCGCCTTTAATTCCGAGCATGATGTACGCCCAGCAAGCCATATCTGATGCACCAATTCCGCGTCCGTCGGAGACTCGACGATTCTCTAAGCGTTCCCATTCAGAGATCGCAAAGAGGTTCGTGATGAGTGTTTCTTTTTTGTCTCCGCGTGTGAGCGTAAGTTTGATCTTCATTGTGTTTCCTTTCGTCGGGCCAAGGAAGGCCGTTATTTACGGAGTGACATCCACACTGTAGACCCCACCCATCGTCGTTATATCGACGGACTGGAGCTCTCCAAGCGATGCCGAAATTACAGGTAAAGATTCGAGATAAGTATTTGTCAAAATAAAGGCGGGATTCGTAGCCGAGTCCGCTGCGGTCGTTGGTTTTACCGTGACAACAAACTTCGTGCCACAGAGCGGCGCAAGTGTCGCATAAGTCGCCGAGGCTTCGTATGAAAGAAAAAGTGTAACGGTCAATTCGTTATCTTCAAGACCTGCGGTGAAAGTGTTCGCTGTGTTTCCAAAGACCGTGTCATTTAGAGCGGTTACTGTGCGAGTCAAGACTGCGCTTGTGCACCAGCCCGAAAGATCAACGGATCCAAACTTGACTTGCGGATTTGAGAGGATTGTGGAAGTTGCCATGTGAGTTACTCCTTGGAAGTGTTGGTTTTAGTTTGACACATAATGAAGCCGAGAGTGTGGATTAGGCAGTCTGCACGACAGTTGAGACGGAGAGCTCATAGGCAGGAAGAGTTGACCCACCGATGTCTAGGTTTGTGGGGCGTCCAGATACGACCCCAATGTTCAGCGCGTAGATCTGGGCGAGGATATTGAGCAGGCTCTTTTGGGCGTCTAAGTTGCCCGGGCCGAGCGTGATGATCTGGAGTGTGAAGTTCAACTTGGCGACATTGTAGTTATAGCCGTCTATTGAATCAATATTGACAAAACAAGAAGGCGGAGTGATATTGCGTGGGTCATTGTTTATTTGTAGACCGCTCACCGTTGAGAGCTTTGCAACTAGATCGTCAAAGCCTTCGTTGAAGAGATCTGTGTAGTTAGGTACAGCCATTAGGCGACCTGCGGACGATCAATCCCGAGGAGCTGTCGGATCATTCCGTTCAGACCCGAGACTGGAGTTACTCCCATATTTTGGAATGAAGCAAATTGATCTACTGATCCGCGTTGGCGGTACAGCGCGCCACCGTACATCTGGGTTCCCAGCAAGACATCTTGTGAAGGAACTGTTGTCAAGGAATCGATATAGCCGGACTCCATTCTTCGACGCCACGCAAATTGTGAGCATGCCGAAGCGCAGATAGTGAGAAAGGCGGCGTCAGCTGCGGTCGCTGTACCGATACCGAGCCAGTCCTCGAGCATCGCTGAAGTGACCCAAGTGCAAGTCTGGGTAATTGTCAGCGTGCCAGAAGCGGCAGTCCGTGCGACATCAGAAGCGGTCTTTGCATAGAGCACCTGATTCGGAATGGTGACAAGCGGATCAAAGAGAAGATCACCTTCATCGTCCACACCCATGAACGCATATTGCGGCAGAGCGTAGACAATGTAAGTTCCGTTGAAAGTCGCATCAACATTCGTGATGACGACGCTTGCGCCAACTTCAATCTCGGCTTCTGTAAGAAGTTGTAAGACTGCGTAATTGTCGGTGAGTTGTTTGTGTGTGACCGTGTAAGAGGCCATAATCTCGGCCTACCTTTCAGGTCTTAGACGCGAACTGCTCTGACGAACTTGCTTGCGTCAATCATCAATGTTGCAAGATAGCCGCGGAAAGCGATTGTGCGAGACAGTGTTGAAGGCACATCCACGCTAATTGCGCCCTTCTGCTGCTCGAAGATCTCAAAGCCAGAAGCATCGCCAACGATGATTGTGTTCGCTGCAAAGTTGCGATCTACAACTACTTGCAAGCCGAATGCAATTCCGTTTGGTTGTCCCGGCATGAGATTGCCGTAAGCGTTCATTGGGCCCACTGCTGGGAACAAAGGTCGCTTTGATGAATCGCTCAAGCCCATAAGCGTTCCCCAATAATCAGGACTTAGGAAAAGATGGGTAGGCAAGTTGCCATTTGAGCCGGACAAAATAGTTGTTGCAGCTGCCGAGATCCATGCTTGCCAGTAAGAAGGATCGGTTTCTGATGCCGAAGCAAAGTTTGATGTAACTGATGCACCTGACCTCAAGTTATCTGCTGCGACATTGTCCGTTTCGTTTGCATAAATACGGCCCATGTCATCGAGCACAAGACCGATGATCTCGGGCGTACTCCAGTCCATTGATTGTTCGGACAAGGTCACATATCCACCGTATGTACCTTTTGTAACTTGGTTGTCGGTAACGACAAAAGTTCCTTGAGTGAGTGCAGTGTTTTCGGTTGCTTGATTACCGATTGAAGTGTGTGTTGTTACTTCTGGACGAATAAAAACTTTGCCGCCTTGTGGCATTGCTTTCGCACCGATTGCGTCAATGACTGGACGACGACCGATGAAATTGTTGTAAACAGGTTGCACGATTGGCAGTGGAAGCACGCCAGGAATGTCGGTTGTAATGACATTTGGTGCAGCTGCTTGAATGCCTTCGCGCATTGCGTGGAACTGATCTCCGCCAACAAAGAATGCCGAAATATATTCGGCGGCTGTTGGCATGTGGAACTCACGCTTCGCGGTAGCGAAAATTGTTTGAGTTGCCTTTGATGCTTCGATGACTGCTGGGGCTTCGACTGTTTCGTTCATGGTTTCTGTCTCCTGTTGAGGTTCTTC